TTGACAAAGCCGGAGTACCTGTAATGCAGAAGTATGTGGATGAGAATACAACGAGAATATTCCAGCAGAACTTCAACTACTACATAGGGAAAGTAAAATGAAGCGGGTCCTTCTGAGCATAGAAAGCTCTACGGGGCTATGCACTCGCAGGAACCGTGTAGTTTTTGGTTTTTTTTATTGGTTGACAATATTGAATTTGTCCCAGTTGACAGAGAGTTAGGAGGTTTTTTTATGTTAATGTCGCAGAGTAAGTTTTCCGCCAAGGTTGGTAAGAGTCGGCAGTATATTAATAAACTTGTTCAGAAGGGGATCATCCCTATTTATGATTCTAAGAGAGTTGATGATGTTGAGGCTGAAAGACTGATGCAAGAACATGAAGACCCACATAGAGAACATCAAAGAGAGTTAAACAAAGAGGCTAGAAAAGGCACTGATTTATTTGAGGCGTCTAAGCATTATGAGTCTATGGCTGATATGAGTGATGAAGAGAAAGAACTTTTACTGCAACAGCAAAGAAAAAAATTAAATCAGCTTCAAAGTGAAGCGGATGCGCTTGGTGTTGACAAAGAGGAAGTAAGTGAGCTTGATAAGATGGATATAAAAGCTCTCAATAGAGCTATATTGCAACAAGAACTAAGAATAAAGAGAAGTAAGGCTGATGAGAGCGAAAAAAAATCTATTTCGATAGAAGAGGTGGAAAAAAGTATATTTGCTGCTTCTCGCATAGTTAGAGATGGTTTGCTTGGTATTCCTGCAAGACTTGCTGCACGAATTGCAGTAGAAAGTGACCCCCATACTTGCAAAACGATGCTAGAAGTAGAAATAAACAGACAATTAAATAATTTAAGTGAGGTGTTTAATGAGTCATAATCCTGTTTTTTCTTCTTTTGCGTTAGGGCTTTTGCCTGATCCATATTTGACGATAGATGAATGGGCTGACAAATACAGACAATTACCAAAAGGTGCTAGTGCCGAAGCTGGCCAGTATAGTTGCGACAGAATGCCTTATGTTCGTGAAATCATGCAAGAACTTAGCCCACAAAGCCCTACACAGCAAGTAAAAGTAATGAAAGCTACACAAGTGGGTTGTACGGAGATAGCAAACAATATGGCAATGTATTACATGGACATTGTGCCAGCATCTCAGCTCATGGTGTTACCAACGGAAGGTTTAGCAAAAGATCATAGTAATAGAAAATTAACACCATCGCTTCGGGCTATGCCAGAGTTAGCTAAAAAGATTAACAGCGGAAAGTCAAAAGATGACATTGGTGGAATGTTTGAAAAAGTTTATCCAGGGGGAATGTTAAAAATAGCATGGGCAGGTTCACCTGCAAGTTTTCGCTCACTCTCTTGCCGTGTCGTGATACTAGATGATGTAGATGGATATGAAAGTGACATAAAAGGCGAAGGCGACCCGCTAGATCTTGGTAAAAAAAGAACAGATGCATTTGGAATACTTAGAAAAATATATATAAATTCAACACCAACAGAAGAGGGGGCATCAAATATTGAAGCAGAGTTTGATGCAAGCGACCAGAGACACTATTATATGCCTTGTCCTCATTGTGGGGAGATGATAATTTTTGAGAGAGAAAATTTTATCTTTGATTATGACAAACATAGTTATGAGTTACTTGGAAATGTACAGTATTGTTGTCCTAAGTGTGGCAGTTTGATAGATGAATATCATAAAACTAAGATGATGGAACAAGGTAAATGGATTCCACACAATAAAGGGCATATTCATAGAGGTTACAAAATACCATCTTATTACTCACCTCTCGGATTTTTAACATGGAATGAGATATTTAGAGAGTTCTTAGAAGCAAAAGCTTTGATGAATAAGGGTGATGCAAGGAAGATGAAGACTTGGGTTAATACGCGTGATGCAAAAGTCTGGGAAGAGGATGTTACAACGGTAAATGTGGATAATTTGCCAAGTAGAAAAGAGGATTATGGTTGTGAAGTCCCTAAGGGTGTACTTGTTCTATCTGCAGGAATAGATACACAAGATGATAGGTTTGAACTTGAAGTCGTTGGATATGGGAAAGATATGGAAACTTGGAGCATAGATTATCACATTATTCAAGGGGACCCTAATAATCCAGAGACGAGAGATGCATTAGCAGCGTATCTTAACAAAACTTTTACTTGTTATGATGGTTCTGCTATGAAAATTTACGCCAAAGGTGTTGATACTGGTGGGCATAGGTCAAATGCAGCATATGCATTTTGTAAACCTCGTTTTATACAGAGAGTTTTCGCATTAAAAGGTTCAAATGTAGTATCTGCTCCATTTGTGAACAAAAGAGCCAGTAAACAGAACAAAGGCAAGGTAAACCTTTTCCTTGTTGGTGTGAATGCAGGTAAAGATGAAATCTATGCAAATATTGAAATAACACAACCAGGTCCAAATTATATGCATTTTCCAAACAAAGAGGTTTATTCAGATGAGTATTTTAAGCAGTTAACAGCAGAAAAAAGGGACAAAAGAACAGGTATTTGGTCAAAAAAAAGGCGTAGAAACGAAGTAATTGACTGTAGAAACTATGCAAATGCAGCACTTGCGTTGGCTGGTATTGATGAGCAGATACTGAATCACGGCAAAAGATTTGGGATTGTCTCTTCTTCTGGAGCTAATGCTAAAACAAAATCAACACGCAGAAGAATTATATCAAGAGGGAGAAGATAATGAAAAATCTCATTACAAAAAGTGAATTTAGTAAAAAAATTGGTGTTTCCCCATCGTTTGTAACAAGACACATAAAACTTGGAACCATCAAAGAGTATGATGGAAAGGTAAACTTTGAAGAAGCAACTCAAGCACTCTTATGTGATATTATTCATGGTAAAAAAAATGGTGCAACAAGGATAAAACTCCCCGATTCAACGGTATTAATAGATACTGTTGTCGCAGTAGAAGCGTTCTCTCAAGAAAAAAACATCTCTTTTGGTAAGGCCTTAGAGTTATTATTACTTGAGAGCAACACTTTTAACACGAAATTAGATGTTATTGCCTCGTGAACTCTTTATTTCCTCATTCTGTCTTTCACTCAATCTTTTAAAAAAACTGAAAAAGCACTAAGTATATATAAAGGTCTTGACAGTATAATTCTATAATAAAATTAAAGTTGTGTTTCAAAATGTAACATATAAGTCGTTAATTATTGGAACATTTCTTGCAAGTTGTCTATTATGTGATACAATTGCCACTTATAGAAGGAGAAAAAATGTTAAAAAGAGAATGGGGAAATATATAGATTAACTTTTGTTATCTATAAATTTTTTAATTTGTAAATACATTTCTTTGTTGCCATCGTGATGTTCAATCACATGGTCAATATATACTTCAAAAAGTCTAAAGACATCTTTCATCGATGTGTACATTAGACTTTTTATTACCTCTTCATCCAAAATATCATTATTTACACCTGCTGCTAAGTACTCATATTCATTCAATAGACCATAAATGCTATCTTTGATCGCAAGTCCATTAACATCATCCATAAAATAAATTATATGGTTGTCGCTTTGCTCTCTCGGTAAATTTTTATAGTCTTCTTTTGTATGTTGCCCATGAAAAATAAAACTTTTATCTTCCATAAAAACTCCCATAGCATTATGAATTTCATAGACTTCATAAGGTTTTAATTGCTCTTTCTTTCGTTCTCTATAGTGTAAAACTGGATTGATTATTTCTATATGCTTAGTAATATTATCTAAAACAGTATGAGCTTGCGTCATTGCCAGTTGTTTTTTATTCCATTCATTGTTTTTTTCATATTGTTTTCTGTTGAGTCTAAATTGGTTAATTGCAATACCAATAGATACGACAATCATTAAAGAGCCAAGAGCTTTAATAATATTAATAATATGAGTATCAAAATGCATCAAAACTGTAATTATGAGAATTCCAAGCATCATACCAAAAAGAAGCCAGAGAGCATTTTGTATTATTTTTCCACACCATTTGTCTTTTTTAAATAAGCTTATGTAATTTTTCTTCACTAGTTGAATTTCCCTTTGATAATCTCTTTAATATTTGTCTATATTATATCCTAAAGTTATGTCTTAGTAGTTTATAGCTGGTTGATTTACTTCAGAATGAGTAAGATAATTATTTTTTGCATTTTTGCAACACTCAGTCTTTTTGCAAAAATGGTTTTTAGTCATAATTGCACCATATTTAAAAATATGAGGTATAAATTTTGGCAAAAACTCTTCTACAACAACTTGAATCAGTACAAAATGCCATCGATGCTGTTCTCTCTTCCCAGAGTTATAAAATGGATGGAAGAGAGCTGACGCGTGCTGACCTTGATGTGCTTTACAGTAGAGAAGATAGACTAGAAGCTAAGATTAACCGTTATGGTCCTGATTATATACCTGGACAAAATGTTTCACCCCGTAGAGGCATTGTGATTAAAAAGGCAGTTTATAAATGAAAAAACTGCATGTAACTGCAAATATCTTAGATAAAGCAATAATGGCAATAAGTCCAGAGCGTGGCTTAAAGCGTATGCAATCTAAAATGAAGTATCAAGCTTTGAGCGGTTACATAGGTGCAGACACAAACCGTCGTTCTATGCGTTCTGCAAATACTGTTGCAGGTTCTCCAGATAAAGATGATCTTCCATCTTTAGAAAATCTTCGTGCTATTTCTCGTGATATGTATCGCAATGCTCCTTTAGTTCGTGGTGCTGTTGATACGATGCGTTTTAATATCATCGGTGCAGGTTTAACTGTTCAATCTCAACTAGATTATGAGTTTCTTGGAATGAGTGCAGAGAGTGCAAGAGAATTTGAGAGCAGAGCAGAACATATATTCAGATTTTGGGCTGAAAGTGAAAATGCTGATGTTGAGAGAAGTTCAAACTTCTATGAATTACAAACTATTGTGCTCATCGGTACTATTATAAGCGGTGATATTTTTGTAGGACTTCCTTATATTAAGAGAGCCGATTCTCCTTACTCCCTCGCTTTACAACTTATAGAAGCTGATAGATGTTGTAACCCTGATAATAAAATGGATGATGAGAAAATAGCAGGCGGTGTTGAAGTCGATGCATTAGGTGCTCCAAAATTTTATCATTTTACGAAGTTTCACCCTGGTGGTTCTCAGTTTGTTAATGAATGGAAAGCCATACCAGCATTTGGTAAAAGTGGTCGCAGAAATATTTTACATGTATTTGAAAAAACTAGACCGAATCAAAAAAGAGGTATTCCAATTTTAGCTCCTATTATAGAGCCACTGAAACAGTTTACCGATTATACTCATGCAGAATTGACTGCGGCGGTGGTGAGTGGACTTTTTACTGTATTTATAGAGTCAGAGAGGGGCGACCTTCTAGATGATGTAGAGGGCGAAAATACACAAAACCTAAATGAAGAGATGAACTTAGAAGCAGGCTCCATCATCGGACTTGCTGAGGGCGAAAAAGTAACTACTGCAAATCCAAACAGACCAAATACTGCATTTGATGGTTTTACATCATCGGTTCTTAAACAAATAGGCGCGGCGCTGAACATCCCTTATGAAGTTTTGATGAAACATTTTAGCTCTTCTTACTCAGCTTCTCGTGCTGCACTCCTTGAAGCTTGGAAAATGTTTAGAACGCGTAGGTCATGGTTTACAGAAAAATTTACACAGCCTATCTATGAAGCGGTTTTAACAGAGGCGGTTTTACTCGGTCATATAAAAGCTCCGGGGTTTTTAGAAGACCCAATGATTAGAAAAGCATATTGCCGTGCTTCGTGGAATGGACCATCACAAGGACAACTCAACCCAGTACAAGAGACAAAGGCCGCTTTAATGAGAGTTCAAGAGGGCTTTAGTACTCGAACAAAAGAGTCCGCAGAGATGAATGGCACTGATTTTGACCAAAATATCAAACGAGCAAAAAGCGAAACAGTACAAATGAAAGAATCAGGGCTTACAGATTTGAAAATTAGTGTAAGTGAAAAAATAACAAAGGACACAAATGCCTAAAAATTTAAGTTTATTTAATACTGCTCTTAAAGCAGAACTGCATATTGATACAAAATTAATAGACAAAGAGAATGCAAAAGTATCTTTTATCTTAAGTGATGAGACACAAGTCACTCGGTATAGCTGGGACGATGGTTTTTATATGTTGCAACTACTACATGGCAAAGAGAACATTGATTTAACCAGAGCATCAATACTTAAACTCTTTTATCAACATGACACACATGGAGATAGACCTCCGATTGGAAGATTTGAAAATGTCAGAGTGGAAGATAAAAAATTAAAAGCAGATGCTTACTTTGATAAAGAAGATGAATTTGCTATGCAAATATTTGGAAAAATTGAGCGTGGATTTTTAGAAAGCGTCTCGGTCGGTGTTACCGTGCAAGATGGTTTTATGAAAGAGTTTGAAAATAAACCTAGTGAGTACACGGCGACACTTTGGCAATTAAACGAAGTGAGCGTAGTGAATATACCTGCGATTCCTAATGCAAAAGTAGGACTATCGCAAGAATTAAACAAAGGAGATGTTGATATGACATTGGAATTATTAGAAGAACAACACCCAGACATTGTAAAAACTCTAAGACAAGAGGGTGAAAAATTAGGTGCAGATACAGAGCGTGAGAGAATTTTATCTATTCAAGCGCTCTCTTCTGTTGGTTATGAAAGCATTATTAAAGAGTGCTTAAGCGATACAAACATTACCGCAGAACAAGTAAAAGTAAAACTTTTCGACGCGATGCAGGAAAAACAAAAAGATACATTTTCTCAACATAAAGAAGATGGGGAAACACTAGGTACAGATTTATCTCAACTTAGTGGTGGCAGTGAAGAAGGTGGACAACAAACACTTTCTGATGAAAAAGAAGCAATGCTAGCAATGCAAGAAGCTGGTAAAAAAGCAAGAGGAGAAGCATAATGGCTAGTCAAACATATACACCAGATAATTTAATAGCTGGAACAACACAAACAGTTACAGATGTTGTAACGATTGCAACTAGTGCTGCACTTAAACGAGGCGCAGTACTTGGAAAAATTACAGATGGTGGAAAATATGTACTATCAGCAACATTGGAATCAGATGGGAGTACAGCAGTTACAGATGGAAGTGAAGTACCTTACGCAATTCTTGCACAAGATTGTGATGCAACTGATGCAGATATAACAAATGTTGCAGTGTATATAAAAGGTGAGTTCAATGAAAATGTATTGAGCTTTGGTAATGGACATGATGCATCTTCAGTAAAAGCACCACTTCGTGATGCTGGCATCTATATTAAATCAGCGCAAAAAGCTTAAGGAATAAAGTATGGCAATTAGTATTTTTGAAACTCGTGCAATGGCAGCAGCAATGCGTCAAGAAAAAAAGTCAGGTCGTTTTCTTTTAGATCTTTTATTTTCTCGTGTAGAGACACATAACACACAAACGGTTGATATTGACATCATAAAAGGGAAACGTCGCATGGCACCTTTTCAAACACCTCGTGTGGAAGGGAAGCTTGTTGAAAAGCTTGGATTTACTACAAATAGTTATAAACCTGCATATGTAAAACCAAAAAAAGTGCTCGAAGCGTCTGATATCGTTGATAATCGTAGTGCCGGTCAAAATGTGTACGCGATGCAAACACCGCAAGAGAGAGCAGGATTTAAACTCGCTGAAGAGTTAAACGAACTCGAAGAGATGATTTCACGCCGTGAAGAGTGGATGTGTGCGCAACAACTTGTGAATGGTTTTGTTGATATTGTTGGGGATGGTGTGAATTATCGTATTGACCTTAACCTTGATGCAAATCATAAAGTTGTGCTTACAGGGAGTGATATTTGGACTGATGCAAATGCTACTCCAAATGATGACTTGGCAACTTGGGCTCGTCTTATCAGTAAAGATTCAGGATTATCAGCAAATACATTGATTGGCAATAGCCTTACAATTGGAACATATTTAAAACATCCAACAGTAAAAGATGCATTAAATACTCGTCGTATTGACCTTGGGCTCATTAAGCCAGAAGATTTAGGCGATGGTGTCTCTTATTTTGGACAAATTGCAGTTGATGGAAAAGTACTTGATGTTTATAGCTATGATGAGTGGTATGTAGATGATGCAGGGGATGAGCAAAGTATGCTTCCTGATGGACAGATTGTCCTTACCTCTTCAAAAGCGGATTTTCGTCGTCATTATGGTGCTATTAAAGATAAAAAATCCGGGTATGTGGCAATGCCTCGTTTTCCAAAGACTTGGGAACAAGAAGACCCATCTATGGAATTTTTAATGGTGCAATCAGCTCCACTACCGGCGGCACATCAAATAGATGCAATTGTAACTGCAAAAGTATTCTAAGATGAAAGCAATTCAAACAAAAAATGCCATAAAAGCTGGTGGAAAACATTTCAAAGCTCATGAAACTTTGCTTGTGGGAAGGGGGAAAGATATTTCTCTTAAAGACGCAAAGTATTTGCTAGGTCTTGATGCAGTGATTGAGGTTGTAGCCCCTTCTAAAAAAAAGGTTGAAGCTAAGCTTGAAGATGAAACAGAAGAGATTGACATTGATAAGATGAACGAAAAAGAGCTTCGAAAGTTAGCAGAAGAAGAGGGGATTAATATTCCTGATGATGTAGATGTTGAGATGATTCGTACAATTATTGAAGAGGCATTTAAAGCATAATGTCATTTAAAGACCAAATAAATCAAGACTTGGATGTTTTTTTCAATGATGATGAGTTTACAGAAATAGGGTTGTTGGAAAATGG